TGACTTCTCAAATCCAACTCCCTTAATCTGTTGACACCATTCCTGATAATGGACATCTGATGTTTGAAACAAGATGTCATCACCATTAATAAGAACATGGCGATAATGACCCGGCAGGTGGAAGGGAACAAAACTTTTTCCCAAAAATGTTTCCACTGCATAGTGATAACAGGAGTAATTAGCTAAGCATAGTAAAGGAAAGCTTAATATGGACCCCATTAATTGACCATTCTTTTGTTGAATAGTGTCAGGTAAAGCAAAGATAGTCCCATTGGACTTACCTTCCTTTACAAACTTATTGTAGAGATCATACAAACCCTCTCCCCTTGGGAGACATTTGTTTGTATAAGAAATCTCAGATCCAACAAGGGCATTTTCAAAAGCTGCTCTGAAATCAAAAGGCATACCTTCACATAAGGTTCGTGCCAAAACCAGAGTCACGTCTTGATGTAATCGGTCCGTTGCCTGCGAATAATCTCCGCTAGCAAAACCGAGTGAAGTATCTCTTAAAGAATCTTCCATTAAAGGAATAATTCTAGAAGATAAATCTTCATAACCACCAATAAGTGAAAACTCTGGCATATCCTTAAGCTTACGCCACATTTCCTTTTGTGCGCGCTTTAAAGCAGGGTATTGATACCAGTTAGCTTTTGTAATCGTCCGGACCTTCATAGGTTCTAAGATACAATAAGGAGTAACTTTAGGAGTTCGGTTAATACAAAATTCCCGAACAGCCTGAAGCTCTGACAACAATTCTTCATTAGAAGGACCATAGGCCCTGAGTTCTACTATCTCATATGATCGTGAAATAAAACCCACAAACGAGGAATCTTGGATAATTATCTCTTCATACTTTCGCAAGTAAAAAGAGTCCAATAAACCTCGCAGTGAGCCTTCACCATAATTATATTCGATAGTGGAACGGTTAGACACAGAATCAGTGGCTCGAAGTACAGTCGAGAAGAAAGGCCTCGGATTTACTCTCTCCAGAGATAAATCTTCGGCAATCTCGAAGTCAGACAACAGAAAGGCTTCATTAGGATCTCTCCACTCGGAGATACCATCCACCTTTCCCGTAACGTATTCAGCAACACGCTCACATACCTCTAAACAAGGTAAAGAAGTTTTTTCTTCTTTAGAAAGAACAGAAGCATGCTTTCGCATGGTTGCAGATACTTGTTCTGGCCGTACAGGTAATAAACCTTTCTTAAAACCCTGAAAAAGGGTATTAACAAAGGTCATTGTCTGTATGTCGGACTTCCCACGCCTAACCTGGAGTTTCACTCTTAAGCGACGAGGAAAAAGTCGCATACCTAAAAATCCTTCTCTGCATTCCGGTGTTTCAAGACCGAAATGTAGACAGAATGCAAGGTTATTACTATACTTCAATTGAGGTATAGTATCACCTACCATCTGTAAACAGGAATACTTTAGGATTTCAGAATGAAATTCCTCAGGAGTCAAGTCAATGTTCCATAGGGTACATAACTCACTCATCCTTGTAGCAAAGTCGAGACCCTCATTGACTACCATTTCAATGTAAGTCTCTGTAGTGAAGCCTAACAAAGTATAGTTAGACATCACCCCCAGCAAATCACGACTAGTCCAGGTATTAAAGATCTGTTGCTGTAAATATGTACTCGAAATGCCCCCTTGGGCGAGTAAAGAGACATATTCACGGCACAGATCATCTTGACTTCTCTCTCGTAGAGAATAAAGATCCAAGTTACCAAGACTAATCGAGGGACATATGTCTGTCTTCAGACCGGCATATGTATTTACCATTTTAAATATGGTAGCGGAGCAATTACGTTTAGATTGTTGTTTGATTTCCATTTTATGGTGTTTCAGACGTATCGTAAACGAGTTAGTTGAATACAATCGTATCCCGTGT